GGTAGAGGACTTCGAAAAAGTGACGACGGTCGGATCACGACACTCTATGATATATCAGATGATCTGAGCTGGAAGAACCGCAAAAACTTCTCTCTTCTTCATTCATGGGAAAGATTAAAGATATATAGTAATGAACAATTCGATTACAAAACAATTACGGTGCAACTATGAACCTTAAACAGTTTAAGTTAACAAATGATGACGAAATTATCTGCGAGGTTGTAGACCATGAAGATAATAATGAAGAACATGCTATCGTAATTCGAAAAGCACTCAAGATTAATTCTGCAGAAGATTTTGAAAACAATATTCGATACTATTCATTTCGACCATGGGTATCGTTTCAAGACGATCCGAGTGAATTATCCGTACTCAACGTTGGCCATATTATCGGGGAATCTCTTCCCTCGAACACTCTTGTGTTGCATTACGCTGCGGCTGTACGCGAGGTTGAAATTGCCAAAAAGAATAAAAAAGAATTTAATCTTGACGAAGTCTTTAACGAGATCTCCGATATGGACGAGGACGCCGTTGAAGAATTCCTTGAAAGAAAATTGGGTGAGATTACGACTAATAAAGAATCCCAATTTATGGCGGATTCTGCTCAACCGAATATTATTCATTTCAAACCCCCTAAAGATACTATGCACTGAAAAAGAGTCTACCTCCGCTCCACTAAACTATAGTTTATTATAACCTAAAAAGTGCACTTTGTACACTACTTTTTTTCAGTCTTAAAGAAAAAGTTATTTGTGTACAATAGCTTAGAAGTTTGATATAATAATAATGAAAGGATTGGATTATATAATGATTCGTAATATTTTATTTGCAGGCACTTTATTACTAAGTTCAGCCGCGCATTCCGAGGAAATGTATCAAAAGCAAGAAGTAATTTGTAACGATAATCCTCTAGCAACATTAACTCTCTTAACATCGATGCGATTACAACCATTTATTGGTGGTGGTGGCAAAACGTTTTCACAGACTCAGGACACTGAAGATGTGGCTACTGTTATTTTTATTAATGATGACAATAAACTAGCAATTATGCAATACTATCACGATCGTGTCTGTTTGGTTGGTGTTGCCAGTGATATTATATTCGATGATAAAGAATTAAGAGAATTTACTAGGATTGATAGATAATGGCACGAAGTAAACGCGCAAGCATTCACTACGTTAATAATGCAGATTTTTCTCAAGCTGTAGTGGAATATGTAAATACTGTACAAGAAGCAAAGAAAAACAATCAGCCTCTACCTGTAGTACCAGATTATATTGCTCAGTGCTTCCTAAGAATCGCTGAAGGCTTATCTCATAAGTCTAACTTTATTCGCTATACATATCGCGAAGAGATGGTTATGGATGCGGTTGAAAACTGTTTGAAAGCGATCGAGAATTATAATCTTGAAGCAGCAACTCGTACAGGAAAACCAAACGCCTTTGCATATTTTACTCAGATTACTTGGTACGCATTCTTACGTAGAATCTCAAAAGAAAAGAAACAACAAGACATTAAGCTTAAATATCTGACATCATCAGGTATTGAGAACTTTATTGATAACGAGCTCGGTGATGATATGTCTCAACAGGTTGTTGGTGCATTCGTTGATACATTGAGAGATCGAATCGATAAGGTACGTAATGTCGATGCAGAAGTCAAAGAATTCGCTAAAGAGGAAAAGAAAAAGGCAGTCAAGATGGCTGACTCGAATCTATCGGAGTTTATGCAGTGAAGATTGCAATATTAAATGATACTCACTGTGGTATTCGAAATAGTTCAGAGATATTTCTGAAGAATGCCGCAGACTTCTATAGTAATATCTTTTTTCCATACTGTGAAGAACATGGTATCGAACAGATCGTACATCTTGGCGACTACTATGACCACCGTAAGTTTGTCAACTTTAAAGCATTGAATCATAATCGAAAGAACTTCTTGGATCCGATGCGTAAACTTGGAATGAAGATGGATATTATTCCAGGTAACCACGATACTTACTACAAGAATACGAATGATCTGAATAGTTTGAAAGAACTACTTGGCTACTATATGAATGAAGTCCATATTATTATGGAACCTACCGTGATGGAATATGGTTCTCTGAAACTTGCTATGTTACCATGGATTAATTCAGAGAACTATCAGTCCTCAATGAACTTCATTCGTGACTGTAAAGCGGACTGGCTTGGTGCTCACCTCGAGCTCGGTGGATTCGAGTTGATGCGTGGAGTAAAAGCACATGGTGGTCTCGATCATAAAATCTTTGAAAAGTTTGAACTCGTTCTGACCGGTCATTTCCATGTATCTTCTCGTAGAGATAACATATGGTACCTTGGAAGTCAAATGGAATTTTTCTGGTCAGATGCTCATGATCCCAAGTATTTCCATGTAGTCGACACAGAAACAAGAGAGATCGAACGTATCAGAAATCCTTACACTTTATTTGAAAAAATTGTGTACAATGACGATGAAATAGATTATAATAACTATGATGTTTCGAATCTTGACAATAAGTTTGTGAAGATCGTGGTTGTGAATAAGAAAGATCAGTTTGTCTTTGATAAGTTTGTCGATCGTATTCAGAACCAGGACATCTATGAATTGAAGATTGCCGAGAACTTTAACGAGTTTATCGGTGAGAATGTTGAGGATGATGAAGTGAGTTTCGATGATACTGCAGTGATTGTTGATACATATATCGATGCAGTAGATACCGACCTTGATAAAGAAAGAATTAAGGTTGAAATGCGTGAACTCATGACAGAGGCACAGGCTTTAGAAGTTGCATGATTATATTTAAGAAACTACGGTGGAAAAACTTTCTTTCCACTGGGAATAACTTTACCGAAATTCAGCTTGATAAAGACCAATCAACTCTTGTGGTTGGTCAAAATGGTGCTGGTAAATCCACAATGCTTGATGCTCTGTCATTCGCATTGTTCGGTAAACCACATCGTAATATTAATAAGTCACAGTTAATTAACTCGGTCAATAATAAGAATGCGGTAGTTGAAGTCGAATTCACTATCGGTCAAAGTCAGTTCAAAATTGTAAGAGGTATCAAACCAAATACATTTGAGATTTGGAAGAACAGCACGATGATTAATCAATCATCTCATGCCAAAGAATATCAGAAGATCCTCGAACAAAACATCCTGAAACTCAATCATAAGAGTTTCCATCAGGTCGTTGTGTTGGGCTCCTCATCCTTTATACCATTTATGCAACTCGCTGCTGGACATCGTAGGGAAGTTATCGAGGATCTTCTTGATATCAATGTTTTTTCAAAGATGAATATTCTATTGAGAGAAAAGACAAATATTCTGAAAGATAAGATTAAAGATCTATCATATAATATTGACATACAGAAAAATAAGATTGAAACACAAAGCAAATACATTCGTGATATTACAGCATTAACCGAAGAAAATAAAAGAGACTATGAACTTAGGATACAAGAATCGAAGAATAGCATCGATGCGCTACAGGCTGAGAATAGTGAGCTTAGCATGGGTCTCGAAGAATCTATACGCGAAGCCGAAGACGGGTTACAATCGTTGCAGGATCGGAAACAAAGTCTACTGCTCGGAAGTCAGGATAAACTCTCTTCAATCCGTGACATCGAGAAGCGGATCACCTTTTTCGAAAAGAATGGCTCGTGTCCCGTATGCGACCAAGCCATTTCAGACGGCCATAAACATGAGATTCTCACCGTTGCTGAAGAACAAAAACGTGGGTGGAAGTCAGCGCTTAAAGCCGTGGGAGAAGAAGGCACTCAGGTGGAAAAGAAGATTAGTGAACAGACTAGCTTACTCGCTGGGTTTCGAAATAGGTTATCTAAACTCTCTGAAAACAACCGGGAGATCGATACGCTCCACAAAACTATCCAAGGATATCAGCAGTCAATAGAAAAAGATGTTGGTGCAGATCTACAGAAAGCAAAAGAAGATCTCGATAATCTCAATAAAGAGAAAGATGGCTATCTTGAAAGTAAGTTAAATCTTTCTGATGAATATAACTATAATATTGTAATCGGTGAAATGCTGAAAGATACTGGTATCAAGACAAAGATTATCAAGCAGTATTTACCTGCTATTAATAAACTT